GCCAAGCGTTAGTCGCTACGTCGTACACCCAAGTGGTGTTTGCAGTTGGGAAAATCAGCACATAAAAAGCGTGACCATCTTGCTGGTAGGTGTACGCTAAAGCGTCAGACATATCGCTATAGTTTTGTATTTGCCATTCAACAGCATGGGTACTAATACGCTTTCCGGTGTAACCTTCGGCACGATAAACAATGCCTCGCCCACGGGCGTCAGCGCCTAGCCAAAACAAGCCATTATCAAGTTTGGCAACAGAGTATGGCGCAATACAGCCAATCTCGTTGTAGGCACCTTGGATGCGCTGAAGCGGGAAGTCTACACCGCCTGCGTTGTACCAAACCTCAACTGAGTTTGTGCCAAACAGCCATGCCTCACGGTGGTCGATAATAAGCGACACCAAACCGTCTGGGGAGCCTTCAGCGCTTGCAAAGTCAAGAGGGTCAACCGAAGTGCCATCTAGCAATTGAGTGACCCAAACCTTCTGGCTGTTTGGCTCGTTAAATACAAAGTAGCCGTCCAAATAGCCTACGGTAACAGCACCAGGGAAGTCTGGATCGCTAATCTGAGCAAACACCTCAGTTTGTGCGTTGTATATGTAGCCCGCAGGGTTGCAGGCGATAAATATTTGAGTGCCGTTGTCTGACATAGAGACAGGACCCTCACCAGATACGCTGCCCAACAGCTTTACCGTGTAACTTTTATCAATACGATAAAACTCGTTTGCAGAGACTACATACGCATAATCACCTAAGACCCACTCGCCACGGATTGGTCCTGTGCCGACGTTAACCAAAAGACGCAACCCAGGTGCGCGTTGCAAGAACGCAGGCTCTTTGCCGCCTTCGGGGATAACTTCAGGGAATAAGTTAACCATGCGGTTATCCGCAGCATTGACGCTGCGGGTAACGTATGCGGAGCCTAAAATAGGCGTCTTCATTAGTAGTTACCGGCAAAGATGTTAAAGCGTTGACGCGTTGCAACAATCGAGTAAGGCATCGACATGATGTCATCAGGATTGTTGATGCGCTTCAAGTTACGCTTAGAAGTCATCGCAATACGAACAACAGTTGGAGGCGGCTCCATACCAAACTCAGGTGCAATCTCACACGCCAAGTTGTATTTAAAGGCGCGCAAATAGCCTGGTGGGAACGCCAAGACCGTAGATAAATTAGCCGGTGTTGTCAGCGGTTTGACCGACACAATGTGGAACTCTAGCAATTTGGTGGGTACTGGGTACACCGTCATCAAAATGTCTGGGTATTCCATGTTGACCCACATCACCTGTGGATAGGTGGAGGTCACAGTTTTGACAGCAATACCGTTGTATTGCTGCTGATTGATTAGTTTAAGGCCGTAGGAAATGCCTGACGCAGGGTCACGGAAGTATGTAGAATCTTCCACCAAAATTGGGCGTTCGCCTACGAAGTCACCGGTGGGTCCAAGTGTGCGCTGTATGGCACCAGGCGGCCAAGAAAAGACTTGATCTTGCGTGGAAAACACGGCTAAACGCTCAGTGTTCCAGCTATCAATCATCTGATTTAGCGCAGCAAGTGCGTCTTGCGCTGTGGCTGCCGACGGCGTTTCACCTTCGGCTAACACGCCAAGTAAGCGCAAAGCGCTGTTAATTTGCTCACTGGCTGTTGTGGCCATGTTTACTCCGTAGTTTTACGACGACGTTTTAGCGTGTTAATTGGCTCCGCTACTGCAACTTCAGGCGTATTTGGATTGTACCGCACCCAACCGTTTGTTTCATCAAATTCTGCTTCCGCCTCCATTGATGCAATCTTTGTGCCGTGCGTAGGGTGTTTTAGATAAATAATCATAAATTAAAAACGGGGGCTTGTGACCCCCGCCCTATTAGGTAATTGCAGCAAATTGCCATTTAGTGCCGTCAGAAATAAACATCTTTCCTGCACCAGTTGCATTTGAAGTAGTACCAATAGACCCTTTGGGGGCTGTTGTGGTAGTTGTGTTAGCTGTGATAGCCGAAGTCAAAAAGTACAAACCAGCAGTAGCGTTAGCCACAACCGGTCCGGTTGTTGCAGTCGAAGTAAACGTACCGCCAACTGAAGAACCAGTAATAACAGCGTCGGCGATTGTAGTGCCAGCAACAAGTTCTGGATCCGCAAAAGCTACGCCAATAGGTTTAGTATTAGCCATAATATTTCCTTTTAAAAAGAAGGCACCGAAGTGCCCTCTTTGTATTAACTAATGCGGTACGCAGTCCATGTTCCAGCACCGGTCTTGCGTGCGCGGAAATGGGCGGATGTTGAAAGCGCCACAGCAGCAGCGCCAACGATTGTCCAACCAGTACCAACAGCCAAAGTGACTGCATCGGCTGCGTCGATGTTGACCACAAAAAAGTCAAACGCAGAATTAACTTTTTCTGCGCTAACCATATCTGCTTCCAACAAAGCGACTGTTGGCAATGTTAGGTTGCCAGCGGTGCCGTCAAAAACAAACAGACCATTTTGGAGTTGTGCGGGAGTTGCAGTTGCGGCTGCTGCCAATGCAGTAGGTGCGCCCTGAACGAACATAATTGCTTCGTCAGTTGCGCCTGCGCCGACCTGATAACCGCCTGTGCCATTAGAAAGTGCCATGATAAATTTCCTTGAAAAAAGTTACGAATGGGGGCCGAAGCCCCCACTGATTTAGCCCCAGAGACGGACGGCAGTGACAGGACGGATGGCGTTGTAGCCATACAGCACGTCAATACGGCAGGGGAGGCGGTCGTTGTTGATGTCGTACTGACGCACGATACGCAACGAAATACCGTTGTGGACTTGGCGCGAAGCCATGTCAACACCCTGTGGCAGCAACAAGTCAGCAGTCGCAAACGAAATCGCATCTTTATGATAGATCAAGTTTTGCGGGTAGCCGGTGTTAGCCGAACCAACCATTGTCACAACAGCAGATGCTTGTGGGAACGAGTTCACAGTAGCCAATGCGTTAGACGATGTGTACAGAGCAGGACTGATGCTCAGTGTAGCTGTCGAAGAACCAGTTGCCGCAGCAGTTACGACGAACTGTTGGAGGCTACCTGTTGATTGACGTGTCTGTGGGTTAACAGCGAACACACCGGCGATAGTGAATACGTCGCCCACGTTCCATGTCTTGCTTGAACCAGTGAAACTGATTGGCAATGTGGACTGACCTTCTGTCGAAACAGTTGAAGTCACGGTGATGGTTGTGCCCCAATCGCCGTTCGTGTGGTTGCTGATTGACTGAGACATATTGATCTCGTCCAGACCCAAAATGCCTTCACCCATCATGCCGTTCTTGAACTGGCGGCTGATAGTGCCGGTTGGGTTAAACAAGCCCTTCATGCCTTCGACCAAACCGGCGTTGGCAGCGGGGTTAACCGTTGCGTAGCGCTGATCCATTGGAGTAGCAAATTCGTTAAGCTTCTGGTTAGCTTGGAGCAGAACCAAAGAAGTTGAAGGAACGGAACCTGGTGTACCGACTGTGTTGTAGATGCCTTTGTACGAAGTTGCAACATCGGCGTCAACCGAAGATGCCAACTGCGAAACGCGGGGCTTCAAAACACGCTCTGCAAAGTCGTCCAACTGCATTGTCAGTTCGGCAGAGGTGAAGTTAACACCAATGTGCTTCTGGCTAGACACAGTCAGCGTTGTGAACTGCTCGTTGTCAGCCTGAACTTGCAGGGCTGCACCGTCAGTTACCAGCGCGCGATCGGGCAGGCGGATACGGAGAGTTGAACCAATCTTGGCGCCTTCAACAGCGAAGGAGTCATCGTACTGACGGTTGACGTTACGGGTAAGCACAAGGTTGTTCTCAAGAATTTCAAGAGACTTCCGTGTGATCATATCAATGGTTAAGAGTGAATTACTCATTTTGATTTCCTAAAAGTAAGTTAGCGGTTGTATCGCGCTTCTTGCTTCTTAATCTGACGTTGCCGGTCTGCTTCAATCCATTCTGACGTACTCATCGTTTTGATAGAGCGTGGGTCAGTTGTATCGTATGCGGGCGAACCCGTGCTTCTGGCAGTAATCGGACTAATGGGCGTTGGCGCATTAGATGTCTTTTTAACTGGCGGATCAGCAGCTAATTTAGCTTCCAATTTGCCAATCTCTTTGGCTTGCAAAAGTGGCGATAAACGGGCAATTCGTTCGGCTTCTTTTGGGTTGGCGCCAAGATGATATGCCATCTCAGGTCCAATATCGGAAGCTTGAATTGTCTGAGCCATCACGTCAGTAATTGGAAGGTTTGGGTTATAGGCGACTTGCTCGAAGTCGTCGTACTTTTCCCGTGCCTTTTCCTCTTTGTCGTGATAAGACTCCAAAAGCGCTGACTGTTGCTTTTGCTGCTCTCGTTGAGCCAGTAATTGCTCGGCTTTTTGCGCTGCAAGTGCTTCTACATACGCATCGGTCGATTCAAACTGTTCTGGCACTACGGGAATAGCTGGTTGCACAGGGGGTTGCGCTCGTTGAGCCTGCTCTCTTTCCCACTTACGTTGCTCTCTTGCGAGCCTTTTGCCGATCATCGCATCAATTTCAGCTTGGGAATACTTCTTTTCCTCTTGCTGCTCGACTTGGTTCTCAGCTACTTCCGGCGTTTGTACTTCAGATACTGGGGCTACCGTAGCTTCCAGTTCCGGCGCGGGCACTTCCGCTTGGCTTACTTCGTCTGACATTTTTGTTTCCTAAGAAACCCTGGTGAATCGCACCAGTACGGGGGCTAAAATTTATTCAAATACGACTGTGGCAACAACGGTTCCGCCAATTTCAACACGGATACCAGTAGTGGCAAAAATACCATCAAATTGACCAAAAGGATAAAATGTGGCGGCGACAGGGACAAAAGACGCAATAATTGTTTTTGCTGCACCAGTCTCGGCAAAAGAGTCAAAAAAAGCAATTGTTGGCGAACCTGAAACGGAACTAACAAAAATTCCTTTTAACTTACCAGCGGCAGGCTTAACAACTGTAGTTGCGCCAACGGTTTTGTAAATTGACATTTTATTTCCTTATGCTAAAAATTTTAGCTTGTAAAGCGTTGACAAGTACAACTCTAAAATACCGTCAATCAAGTTTTGAAGCGGTGTGTCGTCTTTGCCGCACACTTCATACCGGCATTTTTCAATCTCTTCAACCTGTGCCTCTAAAAACTCAACCACATTTGTTGTTTTCTTAGCAGATTGTAGACCAATTGGACCAATTAAGCCATGCCTGCCTTGATACGCTTCAGCAAAACCATCAGCTAAATCAATGATGTTGTCGTAAAACTTCTGCAAAGCTTTGTGTTTAGCATAACTGCGAGTGTTCAAATGAACACTGTGCGTGACATCTCTAGCTAAAAACATTAGACCAATAAATTCAGCGCATTTCATTGTTGTGGCTCCATCGGGGGCATTTGTTCAGGCGGGGGCATCATTTCAGGTGGAGGCATTTGCTGCTCCATTGGGGGCGGTGCCATTTCAGGCATTTCAAACTGCTCACGCTGCGGTGCGCCACCAATCAGATCACCAGTATCAAGTGCAGCCGCAATGGTGCCATTTACAATGTCTTGAATCTGCTCAAATGTCATGCCCGCTTGGACAGCCGAGATACGCTTGGTTTCAGCATCAAATGCCTTAATCTGAGCCTCATAATCCGCACGTTGCTGCTCTTGAACCTCGACAGACTTGCCGATATTCTGGAGCATACTCATCATCTGCTCCATCTCTTGGTTCATAGCGTCCATCTGCATCTTGGCAGCCTGCATCTCAGGTGAGTCGTCGCCGCCTTCCATAATCTTAGGATCAATGGTCTTGGCAAAGCGTTTGGACATCTCC